GACAAGCTATCTGCTCGTTATACGAGAGCACTTGCAAGGTCAATGGCACATACAAAGCAAGTGAAAGCTGCAAACGTATTAAATAATGCGTTTACTGCTGGAGCAACTGCTGGTGGTGATGGTAAAGCATTACTAGCAACAGACCACCCATTAACAAATGGTGGGACTTTTGCTAACGAGCCAACTGTTGCAGCAGACTTAAACGAGACATCTTTAGAAGATGCTTTGATTAAGATTGCAGGCTTTGTAGATGAGAGAGGTTTAATTATCGCTCTAAGAGGTATGAAATTAATCATTCCTAGACAACTACAGTTTGTCGCAGAGAGATTACTTAACTCTCAGTTAAGACCTGGAACAGCAGATAATGATGCTAATGCTATTAGAAACATGGGAATGTTACCTCAAGGCTATGTCATCAACGATTATTTGACTGATACAGATGCGTTTTTCATTAAGACAGACGCACCAAATGGTCTTAAGCATTTCGAAAGAATGCCAATGGCAACAGCAATGGATCCAGATTTTGATACTGGGAACATGAGATATAAAGCAAGAGAGAGATATTCTTTCGGCTTCTCAGATCCTCGTTCACTATTCGGTTCACCTGGAGCATAAAAAATTTAAATATTTTTTTAGGGCGACTATTTGCAGTCGCCCTTTTTTTATGTATAATAAAACTACCTTGACGAAGAATTAACTTCGACAACAGCCAAGACAAGGAGACATACATGGCTAATACAACATTCTCAGGTCCTATTAGATCTGAAAGCACAATCAAAACAATCAGCAAAGATGCAACTAGCGGAACTATTACAGAGGTAACAACTCTTGGTGGAGCACCAGTTAGCTTATCTGATGGTAACGTAACTCTTACAAATGCTACTCATAGTGGTAGAGTTTTACTTGTACCTGATGGTGGTCAAGATAATACATACACACTTCCAGCACCTATAGCTGGGTCTATGTTTAGATTTGTGTATGCTGGAGGAGCCGCAGATGCAACAGATGCTATAATAATTACTCCAGGAAACACTAACTTTTATATTGGTGGTATTACATTTTTAGATACTGACGGTAATGCGATTAGTTCTGTATTTTCAAATGGTAGCTCAAACAGTAGTATTCAATTTAATGTTCCTGCTGGATTTGATGTTACCATCATGGGTTTAAATACAACCAATTATCAGATTTTTGGTAACGCTACATCAACGACTGCTCCAGCTTTCGCTGACCAATAATAGGAGATATAAATGGCTGGAACAAGATCTGACGTAAAAGCCTTTAATGTAGATCAAGGAGATGCTGCTGCTATCATAGGACCTGCTCGATCAAGAATAAGACAAATAGTGGTATTTGGTAATTCTGCGGGTGCTCTTACTATAACAGATGGTAATGGTGGAAGTAACTTGATAGTGCAAAGTTTTCCAACTGGATTACACACTCTTAATATTCCAGATAATGGTATATTAGCAGAGAGTGGTGCATATCTGTCTGCCTTTACTGGCAGTGGTAACAAGCTCACTATATTCTTATCGTAATGGCTAGAACAAGAGACAAGCAACCTCCTAAGACCAAAAAGTATTTTCGCTCTACTAAGTCTGGGGCGGGAATGACAAAGGCTGGGGTTGCTCGTTATCGAAGAGAAAATCCAGGCAGTAAATTAAAAACTGCTGTTACTGGTAAAGTTAAAGCTGGGAGTAAAGCTGCAAAAAGAAGAAAGTCATTCTGTGCAAGAAGTGCAGGTCAGATGAAAAAGTTCCCTAAAGCAGCCAAGAATCCTAATAGTAGGTTAAGACAAGCAAGAAGAAGATGGAAATGTTAAATATAAAACAAATAATTACAGGTGTTATTGTGACTTCAACAACTGGAGCCATAGCATGGATATGCTTAACATTGATTAATGTAGACAAGAGAACTGCAATTACTGAAATAAAAGTCAAAGAAAACAATGAAATGATAACAGTATTGTGGGCAGATTTTATGAAAAGAAAGGGTGAGGATGGCAATCTCGCGGAGATCAATGTCAAAACAGATCGCAAAGTCTCCTGGAAAACGCTCCTCAAAGTGGAGTAGTGCAAGGAAGAGACGGATCAATTGTAAACGACCTAAAGGGTTTTCTGAAAGAGCACATTGTGCCTCTAAAAAAAGGAGAGGTCGTAAGGGGTGAGCCAGTTAAAGTATGCCACAAATGCAAGAAAAAAGAGTTTTTTTGCAATTGTTGGAAATTAAAGAAAGGAAGATATTATGCCTAAAGACGCATGTTACCATAAAGTAAAAGCCAGATATAAGGTTTTTCCATCAGCATATGCCTCAGGTGCTATTGCGAAATGTAGAAAAGTTGGTGCAGCCAACTATGGAACTGGTGGGAAAAAGAAGAAGAAAGCCGAAGGTGGTCTCATGGCTGCAATCAAAAAGGTGGACAGAGAGCAATCAATGAAAGCCAAAGAAGGCAAAGTTGTTAGGATGACTAAACGTAAGTCAAGTAACAAAAACATAGCTAGAGGTTGTGGAGCCATAATGTCTAACAGAAGAAAGAAAACGAAGTATTCGTAATGGCAGTTCGAAAGACAAAAAAGGGTCTAGCACTTAAAAGGTGGTTTAAAGAAGATTGGAAAGATGTCAAGACTGGCAAACCATGTGGTCGTCAAAAAGGTGAAAAACGTAGCACTCCGTATTGTAGACCAAGTAAAAGAATTAGTTCTAAAACTCCAAAGACTACTAAGGAGATGACAGCTAAAGAAAAAAGAAGTAGAATAAATCAAAAGAATCGGTTAGGGCAACCTGCTGGTAAACCAAGAAGAGTGAAATCATTAACTAGAAAAAGGAGAAAATAATGCCTGCTAAAAAAAGAATGAGTGGTTTAACACCACGACAAAAAATGGAGCTCAAAAAAGGTAAAGGTAAAAAAGGTATCAGTCTAAAAGCTGACTCTGGTATCAAAAAACTAATGGGTGGTGGAACCATGAGAAAGCCAATGATGGCTAAAAAAGGTAAAACTGTAAAAATAGCACCTATCAAACCAAAAAAAGGTATTGGTAAAGCAGGTACTGGTAGAAAAAACATTAGTATAAAAGGCGATTCTGGCATTAAAAAATTGAGAAGAGGTGGTAAAGCCTAATGGCAACTTCAAACTCAAGAGATTTTGATTTAGATGTAGGAGAACTTATCGAAGAAGCCTATGAGAGATGTGGCTTAGAGATGAGAACTGGCTATGATGCCAAAACAGCTAGACGCTCTTTAAATCTTATGTTTGCTGATTGGGCAAACAGAGGTCTTAATTTATGGACTGTAACACAAGAAACAAAGGCAGTAACATCTGGCACAGCTACATATACATTAGACAGTGAGTTTGTAGATCTATTAGAAGTTGTTTTAAGAAACAGTAGTAGCGTTGATTTTACTCTAACGCAAATGAGTCGTGGTGAGTATTTAAGAATACCTAACAAAGGTAATACTGGACAACCAAGTCAGTATTTCTTTGATAGACAAACAACTCCCACGATTACATTGTGGTCAACACCAGATACATCTTATACTCTTGTGTATTACTATGTAAGAAGAATACAAGATGCAGATGCCTTAGTTAACACAACCGATGCACCTTTTAGGTTTTTACCATGTATGGCGGCTGGACTTGCTTATTATATATCAATGAAAAAAGCACCAGATAGAATACAAATACTAAAAGCTGTGTATGAAGAAGAGTTTCAAAGAGCCGCGGCAGAGGATGCAAATAGCACACCACTTAAATTAACACCGAATATATCATATTTGAGGTACTAATGGCTAGGTATGCAAGTGGTAAAAAAGCATACGGATATTCAGATCGGTCTGGATTTCGCTATCGTTTGCGTGAAATGAGAAAAGAATGGAATGGTTTGAAGGTCGGTCCAGATGAATATGAGCCAAAACACCCACAGTTAGAACCAAACTATCCAGGTCCAGATCCAACAGCATTATATGAACCAAGACCAGATAGTAGAACTGAAGTAACGGTAGAAAACATTCTTGGATTAAATCCTTTTTTATCTGGTAGTTCTGGCAGTGCTGTTATAACAGTTATAGAATCATCACATGGTAGATCAACGAGTGACACAGTTCGTTTTAGAGATGCCACAGGTTTTGATGGATTTACTGCTACTGTTTTAAATAGTTCATCTGGTTATTCTATTACAAAAGTCACTGACGATACTTATACATTTACTGCGAGTAGTGGAACTGCTACAATAGGAAATACAAAGGGTGGTGGAGGTTCTGCTACTGCTGGGCCTGTAACATTGGGGACATAAATGAGTTTTACAAAAGCAACATTAACTACAGCAATACAAGACTACACAGATAACAGTGAGACCACATTTGTAAATAACATTCCTAATTTTGTAAAAGCAGCAGAAGAAAAAATATTAAAAAGTGTAGACTTTGATTATTTTAGAAAAAATGTAACGAGCACACTAACCTCTTCAGATCAATTTTTAACAGTGCCTTCAGATTATTTGGCATCATTTTCATTACAGATTACAACGTCTGGATCAGAAAGTTTTCTTCTGCAAAAGGATGTAAACTTTTTAAGAGAATATACACCCGCTGCTTCAACAACTGGATTACCTAAATATTACGCCAGATTTGATGAAAACAATTTTATATTAGCACCCACACCAAATAGTGCATATACAATCGAATTGCACTATTTCTATAGACCTACGAGTTTGACCGCAGGTGCAGATGGTGGTACAACTTGGTTAAGCACAAATGCACCTTTTGCATTACTCTATGGTTCTCTTGTAGAGGCATATAGTTTTATGAAAGGAGAGCCAGATGTGTTGCAAAATTATAATGGACTGTATGCACAATATTTAGAAAGACTAAAAGATTTAGGTGAAGCAAGAGAAAACACAGATGGATATAGAGTTGGTCTACCATCGAGACCGAGAACATAGGAGTAGAAAATGGCAACAGCAAATGCAGCAACCACCTTTTTAGAAAATAGACTTTTAAGTTTTATTTTTAAAAACAATGCCGCATCGTTTAGTTCACCAGGTGATAGCATTTATGTTGGACTAGCAACGGCAGTATCTAATTTTAATGACTCAACTGGAGAGTCTGGTGACCCAACAATAACAGAAGCTACGTTTACAAATTATGCAAGAGTGCAGGTTACTGCTTCTAACTGGACATTAACTGCTGAATCAGCAGATACACAGACAATAAAAAATGCCGCTAACATAGAATTTGCAGCCTCTGGTGGGACTAACAATACAATCACTCATGTCTTTGTAGCAACTCACGCAACTGCTAGTTTAGATGTTGTGGGGTCTGGTGGTAATGTTTTATTTATTGGAGCATTAGACGCAAGTAAGGCAATAGCAAGTGGTGATATATTTAGAATAAATGCAAACAACTTAACGATAGAGCTTAAATAATGGCATTAGTATTAAACGATAGAGTAAAAGAAACTACCACTACAACTGGCACTGGTACACTTACTTTAGCTGGTGCAGTAACTGGTTTTGAAACTTTTGGCACTGGAGTTGGTAATTCTAACACAACATACTATGCAGTAACATTACCAGGCACGGCAGAGTTTGAAGTCGGTTTAGGTACATTAAGTAGTGATTCTAGCACCATAGCTAGAACCACAGTTATTAGCAGTTCCAACAGTGATAATGCAGTCAACTTTA